CAGAACTGGTCGAAGCAACTTGTCACCCTCTACCGCGTAGCCAACTACGCCCCGCCCTCCGTAAGTTCCGGGCGCGCCTTCCCGTGAAATGGCAAGATGAAGGCGCCATCGTACGGCGTGGAGGCAAGTTGCTCCAAGGTTTTCACCCGGTCGTTCCGGATAACGGCTATGTAAATTTCCTCGCGGCATTTCGCAAGAGATGCAATTACTATGACGCTGGCACTGCGTCCCACAAGGTTGTGAGATCCTCCATAAAACTCATTAATCTTCTAGCACCTTCCCCCATCCCCCAATGGGATTGGTCCGCCGATTTGTACGAGAGGTGGCTTTCACGTTTTGGGGAAGAGAAGAGGACAAGAATGAACAAGGCCCTTGACGACTTCGCTTCTTTTAGTCTCAAGGAGTATACCACTAAAGACGTGTTCGTCAAAGTGGAATCTCTTCTCGTTTCCCACAAGCCTAACTGGGCCCCCCGAGTAATTTACAAGGGCACAGACTTGTACAATGCCTTAAGCGGACCAATCTTTTGGCAACTTATGCAACTTCTTTCTGGTTGCTATGACAAGATGGACGGGGATTACCGATTCAGGGTCGCCTACAAGCGCGGCCCTGAAGATTATGTTCCTTTTTTGCAGGGAGGACAAGGTGATTACGTGGAAAGTGACTTTTCGTCCAACGACATGATGCAATGTCAGGACGTCATGCGGCTCGAGCTGATGTTGATGAGACGCCTCGGTTGTCCAGAATGGTTTGTCAGGCTTCACAGCAAGACTAACCACTTTGTCGTGCGTTCTAGGAACCACGGCATCCGTGCCGAGATGGATTATCAACTTCCAACGGGCTGCACTGACACCACTTTCCGCAACACCTTTTGGAATTCCTGCATCTTGTTCACTTTTTTGCGCGCCGAAAAGGCAAAGTCCTGCCGGGCTTTGCTTTTAGGCGATGACATGCTAGCCCGCATCCTCGGGTTGAAACGTCATGCGGCTAAGAGATATGAGTCAATAGCCCTGGAAGCGAGAATGAGTGCTAAGGTCGCAAGACACCAGCACTTAGTCAACTGTTCCTTCCTCTCTAAGAGCTTCGTTCCTAGGGAGGCTGGCAACCACAGCGTCGTACCCTTGATAGGTAAAGCCTTAGCTCGCTTTAATTCAAGGGCGAATCGCAATGATGCTGTAACAGATGACGCCTATTTCGCTGCCAAATCTCTTAGTTATGCGTATGAGTTTCGTTACATTCCTTTACTCCGTGATGTCTTCCTCGACAGGTTCAACCATCATGCGCCGATTGCACTGGCCCAAAGACATTCTCTGCGTTTTGCAGAGGATGATCCGACAATCCTAACATGGTCGGCACGTGAAGCTGGCGTTACCCTTAGGGGTATCGTGCACAAGTTAAAGGTAGGATTTGATTTCGAGGTTGATCATCACGATTTTAATTGTTTCTGCCTTTTCCGGTACAATGCAACCGCCGATGAGATGGTCTCCATCTTTGAAACGGTTGTGTTGGACCTTGAAAATTCAGACTATGACGGCCCGTTTCTCGCGGCTTTGGTACGGGATTTCAGATGACTTTGCAGCGCCTCGGGGTATCCGCTGTGCCACTGAGACTACCCGGACCAACGTCCGTAACGTCGCCATAGTGTCAAAAC